ATTGGAAAGTGCAAACATCAGAGTGGAATGTAGAGAACACAAGTCAATGGAAAACAGAAGATACTGATAAGTTCTTCTACGAAATTGAGGAGAAAAAACATGATTAAAAAAGTTTGGGAAAAAATAAAAGCCGGCTGGAACTGGATCGTGTCTAAATTCTGGCAGGATTAATTTATGGCCCTAAAAATTTCTGAGTCCGCAGCTGTGCAGATGCCGATGAAGACGGTTGCTAGTTTGATCACGATGGTTGCCATCGGGACATGGGCTTATTTTGGCTTGCACGAAACACTTAACCAACACTCAACAAAAATAGAGTTGATGCAAAAAGATTTAGACCAAAACTCAGAGTTTAGAATCAAATACCCGCGTGGAGAATTAGGTCAATCCGCAGGAGAAGCAGAACTATTTATGATTGTAGAACATGTTAGTGGTTTACTAGAGGATGTAGAAGAGGAAATTAAGGGTATGAGAAACAATGCTGTTAACATAGAATTTTTAAAGAAAAGAACTGAGAAGTTAACTGAAGATGTAGAAAAACTAATTAGAAACGGAAGTGGTAAACATCAATGATAGAAACTGTATTCGCACTTATACTAACATTAAACGGAAATATGATAGAGCATGTATATAAAAACTCGTTATCCGATTGTTTAAAATCCAAGCGTATCGCGCAGAACGAGGTCAATCCGGAGAGGGTTGTATTTACTTGTAAAAAGGTAAAAGCTCAAACAGAAATATACATGGATAGAAAAAAAATCGTTAAAATACTACCATAATGGAACCTTTCATACCTATAAATACCATCATAGCTTTTATCTTGCTTTGTGTCGTAATTTATGTAGGATTAAACGATAACAAATGAAACTTACAGCTAACATAACTCTTGATGAGTTAACTAAGTCTCAAGTTGCGGAGAGAAAAGGTATTGATAATAATCCTAGACCCGAGCAGATTGAGAATCTAAAAGCATTAGCGGTGAATATACTGCAGCCGGTTCGCTCGCACTTTGATAAACCACTAATTATATCATCAGGATTCCGTTGTGCCCAACTTTGTGTAGAGATTGGTAGCAGCGTAAACAGCCAACATGTTGCAGATGATCATGCAGCTGCAGCAGACTTTGAGATACCTGGTGTGGACAACAGGGAGCTCGCAACATGGATCAAGAATGAGTTAGAATTTGACCAATTAATTTTAGAATTTTACCGCGACAACGAACCATCATCAGGATGGATACATTGTTCGTATTCGACTAACAGTAATAGAAACCAATCATTGCGTGCTTTCAGAGAAGATGGTAAGGTCGTGTACAAACCATGGCTACAATAGGAAATTTAACATCACAAATCGTAACAGGTAATTGCCCTGAATGCAGAACAGATACTCTTCTTGTATCTTTTGAACCATACTTATACAGATGTGTAAACTGTGGACATGATTTAGAACAAAAAGTAAATGGTGTAATAAAGTATGTTATTGCAAACGAGAAAACAGAATTTAAAGCCAATACATTAGACGATGGCCAAGAAAAAACCTAAGTTTGGTGTAAATAATTATACAAAGAGAACTCCCAAAAAAAGGCCGGGTAGACATAATAAATCCTGGTCAAAAAGAATACCCAGACGCAAATCTTATAGGGGACAGGGTAGGTAATGAAACCCATAATGATCACGCTGTTATATTTAACAGCTTTTGGAGATATTAAATTAGATACTTTTGAAATACAGTCTTCTTGCTCTAGTTGGTATCACTACAATGTAAGAGTTGAAGAAAGAAAGCAAAGAAAATTATTTAGTAATCACTACTATCACAGCTACAATGGTAAACAAGTTGTTGGTTATATTTGTGGCGGTGATGAGCCACAATAAACCTATCCCACGAGGGAAAAAGGGGATAGGTTGTAAGGTGAGAAAAGATAATTATATCTGTCACAATTTTGACACAATGTCAAGTCCCTTGAGATTTTTTACATACAAACGACACTGTAATTAAATCTCTATTAACTACTACAGGTCCTATTTCTGTCATCAATGATCTAACTTCTGTTAGTCCACTTTGAGCACAATCATACCAGCTATCAAACACAACTCTGTGTTGAAATTCTGGCATGCAACTTCCGTACATCGCAGAGCACACCTTTATCATCATTATAAATTTAGTCATTGACAATCCTATATGATTATCCTATATTGTGTGAAAGGAAAGTATATGACAGACACAACAAAATATAGAAACGCTTCACTATCACACGCAGCATACAAGAATCTAGAGTTATTGTCCAAAGTTATTGACCCTGATGTCACTTTGTCCATCTCTAAAACGATAGAGAAGTTAGCAAACGAGAAAGTGAGGAAGTTAAATGGGAAAGTATCGAGCACCGTTACTAAATAACGATGTTATTCATTTAGTTGAACAAAACAAAGAACCAGAGCAAAAGCTCTGGATTGCAGTTCTAGCTAAAGCTTTTGATGATGCCTTTTATTGCACAGATCAAAGAGCAGCATTAGAAGCTTTAAGTTGGATTAGACACGGCATGGATTTTAATTATGTTTGCCAATTAGCAGGCAGAGATCCTAACTATGTAAGAAAGAAAATGTTAGATAAAGTAATAAACAGAGAAGCACAGATTTTAATGGAACATAAAAAAATTAAAACAGGTGTAGATAATATCATTAAGTTAAAAAAGAAAGGACCAGTGCCAGGAACATCAAAGCCGTATGTTAAAAAAGACTATAGCTATTTACCAAAGTACACTCACGATTATGTCGAAAGGTAGAAGAATATGTCCAGAGTGCAAAGGCAACGGCCACCTAAGAACAGAAATGAATACGATCGTACAGTGTTTAAACTGTTGGTCAGAAGGAGAAATAGATGAAACGATTTGGGCTAGGGATTATACTCCTATTGTGGCTGACGAGTTGCAGTCAACTAGAAAAGAAGATTGATAAGTTTTACTGGGATCCAATCAAAGGAGTTTTCAGAATAACCTATGGCATCACCAAGTGAAAATTTGGCATATCTTGCTGGTTTATTTGATGGTGAGAGTTGCGTTACTTACAAGCAACGCACCGAACATA